ACAGCAACTAATGATGCACAGCATTTTAATACTATGACGTTAGATGGTACTACACTATCTGGTTCAGTAGATGGTGGAACTGCTGTTACTAAAACAGTAACCGCTGGAGTAAGTACAACTAAAAACTTAGTTTTAGGTAAGGCATTCTCTGGAAATAATTCAAACTTTTTGGATGGAGAAATACAAGAAGCTATATTTTACGAAAATAGCGTAGCAAGCGAAAAGTCCGAAATAGAAACAGATATAGATAACTTTTATAGTATAACATAATATGAGCGACAAATATTTAATATACGACACAGAAGCTGAAGCAATTGCAAGAGCAGATACAGAAGGTGCTAGAATAGGATATTCATATCATATAAATGGTATTGGAACTAGATATAAGACTTATCCTAAAGTAACTATAAATGGTAAGTACGCTCTTAGTGTAAATGATTATTTATTAACAGAAGATGAAGATTCAGCTACAACAACTAGCGTTACCTTCCCAACACCAGAGGAATAATATGGAAGATATAATTCAAAGATTAGCGGCATCTATGTTTGGCACTTGGGCTAGTTTTAGCTTACAAAATGTCGATGCACTTGCATCTATAATGTGTTCACTTTTAGTTAGTGTTCTAACCGTAATCTCTATATATAAAATCCTTAAATCTAAATAAAAATGTTTGGGCTCGTAACAATGCTGCTTACTACATTGGGAGCAACTGGTATGGGCTCTATGCTCAAGATTGTTGGTGGGATTGTACAAAGCATAAATGATGCAAAAGAGGCAAAAGCAAAAAGAGAACTCATTAGGGATATGTCTATGTCTAATGCAAATGTTGAGTTCCAAAAGGCAGTATTCGGAGAAGTTGATAAAGATACCTCTATATTTGCTCGTGCTACTCGTAGGCTCATTGCTCTTATCGGGATGCTTAACTTCGCAGCGATCTCCATTTGGTGTACCTTATACCCCGAAATTGAACTCATTACCTTCACTCCCCCAGAAAACAAAGAAAACTGGGACATCTTGTGGGGACTCATATCATTTCCATCTGGAAGCGATCTCACCACATCGATTAGTACTGGACACATCGCTTTAGTAGCTATTACTACACTAGGTGCTATTATCGGATTTTACTTCACCCCCGGAGGAAAAAGATAATGGACAAAGAAAAAGCAAAAGAGTTATTGGTAGAGCACACAAAAGCTCTTAATGTTCTTCTTCACAACGAAGGAATCAAAGACACTTCTGTCAATATAGATGCGGATGAAACACTTGGTTCTATAGAAGACAGAGAAGAAAAACTGTCTTGGATACAACAAGCCTTTAGAAAGGTACAAAAGATACCGGCTGTAGAAACTGTTTCTAACTTAGGAGTTGCTGGTACTGTTGCTGTATCTTCTGCGGTTGTTACTCAAACTGAAATAGCTAAGGATACTACAGAAACATTTGTGGCTGAAGTCGCTCAAGACATCGTAGAAGAGCGTATAGAGGCACCTATATTTATTGATAACTTTGTGGACTTCAAGGAAGTATACTTAGATTGGGGACAACAAGTTATTGCTCAGAAGTACGTTGAGGCTCAGTCCTACGCTGAGAATGTTTCTGACGAGATTCAGAGCAAGGTTGCGAGCGGCGAGATTGAGGTTTCCGAACCACAACAGACTTCTCAACCAACTGGTGAGACTCCGGACACCACACAAAAAACTTCTGCTTCTTCCAATAGCTCTTCCTCCGAAAAGTCCTCTCAAACTTCTCAGCCCGAAGATACTGATAAATCAGAAGAATCAGAAAAACAACAGTCAGAGGTAGAAGAAAATAAATCATCAGAAGAAAATAAGGAGGCTAAAGATAATAGCGAACAGCAAGATAAAGCAGATAAGCAAGAGCAACCCCAAGAATCCAAAACTGAAGAACCGAAAGAATCTCAACAACAAGCATCCTCTGAACCTAAAGCAGAATCACAATCTGTCAAACCTAATTTACCTATTACACAAACTCCTTTTGAAAGCGATCCTATTGTAAGATCTATTTCACCAATTAATTAATTATGGAATTTTTTAAATATATATTTTCAAACTACGGAACTGACGTACTCAAGATGGCACTTGCTTACGTTGGTATAATATCAATAGTACTAATGTTCTTTCCTTTCAAGAAGATTGTAGCATTTGTCAAAAGCATAATAACAATAATAACATCAGTATTTAAACGATGAGCCACGAACTACAATACCTAGACGATAACTCTGATTACGATTGGGGTGAAAGCATAACACTATCTGACTATAATTACTTCTATGTACCATCTATTCCGGATTGGGCATATAGTGAATTTGACGGACTTCTTTACGAAGGAACTCAGTACAACTGGTCTGAAGTAGATTACAGACTTAGCGTTGAATACAGTGGAGTTCCAGAGCCAGCTGATGTAGGTTTACTAATGGGCTTGGTGTTCGCCGGATTTATTGTTTACAAAATTTTAGAGGGCAAAGGTATTAACGTAAAAGATACTGTCCTTGGAGGTATTAAAAGTATATACAACAAAATAACCAAAAAATAATTATGGCTATATTTAACCCAAACAAACCATTTAGGGGCACTATGTCACCTAGAGCAAAAGCTAGGCGTTCTAAATCGCCAAGAGCTAGAGCTATGTCATTCAGAAAACCGGGGCAATCAAAACTAATGACACCCGGTAGACTTAAAAAATTAAAGGCTTCTAAGTCACCTAGAGGTAGAGCTTTAGCTTCTAAATCACCTAGAGGAAGAGCAATGGCTAAAATGAGCCCATCACAAATTAGAGCACTAAGAGCTCGATCACCAAGAACAAGAGGAAGAAGATAATTATGCCATACGGAAAAGGAACATACGGAAGTAAAGTAGGTAGACCACCTAAAAAGAAAACAATGAAGAGAAAGAAGTAATGCCCGGCAGAATGATGTCAGTCGTAGTCCTTGGTAAGAAGGACAAGAAAGGTGCGTGTTGCCCAGCTTGTGCTGCCGAAATGGAAGCCGAGCAAAGCAGACGTAAGCAGCCTAACTACAATAGAAGGAAAGTATAATGGCTAAGATTTGTAAAAAGGGTATAGCTTGGGCTCGTAGAACTTTTGATAAGTATCCATCTGCTTATGCGAATATGGCTGCTTCTAAGTACTGCAAGGATCCGAACTACGCAAAGGGAGCCAAACGCAAAAAGAAAAAGTAATGGGTGAGCTCAAAAAATGGAGAGAACAAAACTGGGTACGAATCGGAATTGACGGATCAATCAAAGGACCTTGTGGAACCTCAAAGAACAAGAAGCGACCAGACCGCTGTCTTCCAATGGCTAAAGCCAAGAGTCTCACTAAGTCTGAAAGAGCGGCTACAGCTCGCAAGAAGAAAGCTGGCGGAGCAAAAGGAAAACAATTTGTAAGCAACACACCAAAAGCAAAAGTAAGAACTAAGAAATGAGTAAAGGAATGCCAATAATTAAGGACGGTAATAAAAAGTCCATAGGTAGATCAGCTATCAAAGATAAAGGAACTAAGTACAATATGCCTACGCTTCCAGATAACTTTGATCTAGATAGACAGAAAGCTGTACAAGAAGCTCATAGAAGATATTTAATATAATGGTAAGCGATATACTAAATTTCGTAGAACAAATAGGGATACCAATTACATCTGCATTAGCAGTCGGTTGGTTTCTTTTTATTATTCTAAAATTTATACTCAAGCAAGTATCCGATAGAATCAGTGGATTGTCTGGAGCATTGATTTCTCTAGAGAACAAGATAGACAATATGAACAACGATATAATAAAGATAGATGCACACTTCTCTTGTGCATTTAACTGCGAGCCGAACTTAGATAGAATCGCGGCAAGCGAAGGCAAAGAGGATTGCCGAGATGACTAATGAGCGGATACGAGTTTCAACACTGGGCGGACTTAGTCGCTAAATTTGGATTTTCACTTATTGCTTTAATAGGACTAGGGTTCTTTGTTTGGCACATATGGAAGTGGGTAACTAATACAGTAAACCCGGCTTTAGATGACTGCGGCAGTTCTCTAGGTAAATTAAAGAAACAAGTACAAGCATTAGATAACGATATGATACGATTGAATATGAAACTCAAGATACTTATTCAAGAGCGTCATATTATTGATAAACACAAAGACGAGGACTAATTATGGATAAAAAAAAGATGAAGTGCAATGTACCTCGCCGAGATGTTCAAGGCGGTAAGAAGTTCGTAGTAAAAGCTTGTGAAGGTGGTAAAGAAAAGATTATTCGTTTCGGAGATGCGAATATGAAAATCAAAAAGAATATACCAGCTCGTAAGAAAAGCTATTGTGCTCGTAGTGCTGGCATCAAAGGTAAAGGAAAGATGTCCGCCAACTATTGGTCAAGAAAGGCTTGGGACTGCTAGATGGCAAGATACGATACATACAGTCAGTTAGATGACGTAATGGCAGAAGATTTGGACCGCGCTTTTAGTGGCTTCAATAATCGTCTGCGTCCAGATCAGTTGCAATCCGGAATACTAGCGGATAGTAAAAATGGTCGTATGTCAATAAATGGGGAATGGCAAACTAGAAAAGGTATAGAAAATCTATCCGCTCCAGTAACTACCGGAGCTGCCCCTACTGTTCCGTTTTTTATAATCAACGAAGCTACTGGATACACAAGTAGTGCTGTTGGATTGACTAGCCAAAAACTAAGAATTACTGTAGCTCAAAATTTATCAGCTACTTTTTCATTAAATGACGAAGGTGTATTATTTATTGATTCATCTAGTTTAACTGGAATCACTTTATCATCAATTAACCACAAAGTAAAAGTAGTAAGCGTAGATTCAAGTAACATTATATTTGAAGTACAAGATGTTACATATTCTTCCGGAAGCCCCGGAGGTTCTGTATCTGTACAGACAGCTAAATTAAATGACACAGCTATTGATGAAGTTTATGGTTCTTGTCTTTTTTCTAATCCAAATGACGATTCTGACAACTATATAATTATAGCAACTAACGAAAAAGCTATAGCTATTAATATTAATACACCTACTACAACTTACGATTTAGCTTATCCGAGTTCAAATACCGTAAGTGCTAGTGTAGATATGATACAAGCTTTTAATAAGCTATATATATTTAGAGATAGTCAAACCGCATTTGTAAAGGACTTAGCTGCTACAAATATAAATACATCCCCTACATTAGAGCTAGTGGATAGTGGTGAATTTACACAACCTACACAGATTGTCTGTGCTTCTGGAGAGTTCGCTTTAATTGAAAACCGAGGAATAGTACATCAAGTAGATGGAGTATCAGAGGGTAGCGAAATAAAAGTAGTAGGAGATAAAACACTTAGTGCAGATCAAACATCTGGATTAACTATAGGTTCGCAGTTTACGGTGGCTCAAATATTTAGCGCTGGGTCTACAACTTCTATTACAGCAGCATCAGCATCTGCGGTAAGTGGTGGTGAGTTCGATGGTCTATACAAAGTAACAGCAACAGCAGCTGGTCACGGAAAACACGTAGGTGACCCAATCACTATCGCTGGATTCGGAGACCCTAAAATAGACGGAAAAAGATTTGTAGCTGAAATTAGTGGAAATGATGTTATATTTTACGTTCCGCAAAATCCATCCACAACTATAAGTGGAGATGAAACACTAGCGTTAGCCGCTGGATTTGAGTTCTACGTAGATCCATCAAAGACTACATCTCACATAACAGACGGACAGAGCTTAACAAGTACTCCAGTATTTGCAAAGGTTGTATCAGAAGGGCTTGGATTTACACATATGCCAGCTCCAAAATACGGCGTATATCACCAAAGAAGATTAGCTGTTCCATTTAGATACTCAGTAGATGACGCTGTAAACAGTTTTACGGATCGTAAAATATTTGATGAAATACTACTTTCAGATGTATTAGATTCCGATACGTACGATAGAGTATACGGTCAATTTAGATTCAATGCTGGTATGTCGGACTTCAACGTAGGTATGCACTCCTTCTCTGATGATAAATTAGTTGTGTTCAATAGAAACAGTATACACCAAGTATCCGGAAGTGGCAATGTAGCTGAGTCTTCGGTTCAATTATTAACTGACGAGGTTGGATTAATAGCTAGAAAATCAATAAGCCAAGTAGGAAATACTATTCTTTTCTTATCCGATAATGGTGTTTATGGATTAACTTTCGTAGATAGATATAACCTTAGAGGTACTGAATTACCATTATCTGAAACTATAGACGGAGTAATACAAAGAATAAACAAAGAACACGCCGAAAAGGCAGTGGCTGTTTACTTCGATAATCGTTACTACATAGCAGTTCCATTGGATTCAGCTACTGAAAATAATGCAATTCTAATATACAATTTTTTAAACAAAGCTTGGGAGTCCGTTGATACTGTACAAGATTCTAACTTTGAGTTCACTAACTTAATAATAGGTGGTAAAGGTGATAAAAAAGGTGTATACGTTGTGAATAAACAAGGTGGAGTACACAAACTAGACGCATTAGATTCCGGTAGAGATTCAGTTATTACTGCAATCGGAACAACCGCTCCTAGTACATTTACAGTAAATGGAGTAGCTACTACTCGTATGTTTACATTAAATTCTATAGATAGAAAGAAATGGAATAACTTTGAACTCCATATGCAATCCGGAGCTAACAATACTTCGGATTTAAATATTTCAGTTGAAACTGAGAACATAGATGGCACTATAGATATAGGTTCAGCTAGTGCATTTATAAATGGATCAATCCCAGCTGATGAAGATGTTTCTATCAGAGGACGTATTGGTAACAAAAGAGCTTATGGTCTTCAAATGACTTTGACGAGTACAGAAGGAAGACCTAGATTTAGATCCCTCAAGGTTGCTGGGTCCGAAACAAAACGCTCGACAACTAGTGTACAATAGTAATAAAGATTTTTAAATTATGCCTATTTTAAAAAAAGGAACTACTTTCGCTACTAACGATCAAGTAACTTCAGCTAAACTGAATAACCTTGTTGATACCGCGGACTTTACAAATACATCTGGAACAGCTATTGACTCATCTGGTACTACTGGAACTTGTGTGTCCGATGGCGGCTTAGAGGTAACTGATCCCGGAGGTCAGTTGCAGATTGCATCCAACGGAGTAACAACTTCTAAGATACTTGACGCTAATGTTACTAAAGCTAAGATTGAGAACGTAGCTAATATGAAGGCTTTAGGTAATACTTCTGGTAGTGCTACGGCTCCTCAAGAGGTATCTATTTTAGATGAAGATAATATGTCATCAAATAGCGCTACATCTTTAGCTACTCAACAAAGTATCAAAGCTTATGTTGATGCTAATTCTGGAGGAAGCTTGCGGTACAATCTTTATAGAACGGTAGACGGAAGAAATAGCTCTTCGTCTAATACAAGGTGGCAAAATTGGAGCGCGAATTTAAATGGAACCTCCGTTTTAGGTGCTTGGGGCACTGGTAGTAGCGGTGTTGATAAACCTTGGATTTTTACATTTAGTTCAACTGGTACATATTTAATTGAAGGTAGCTTTGGGCTCAAGGATGAAGCCAATAGTATTCAAAACAAATACTATGGTATTGAATTACAAAAAACAGCGAATGGTACGGCTTTCAATAATTTAAGTTGCACCACAAATACCGGAGGATCTGGAGGTGAAGTGGACGCTGCACATAGACCCGGATATAATGAATCACTTAGTAGTACTCTAAATACTGGACCTTTTATTAATATAAGTTTTATTTATATAGTTGGAAATACTTCAGAGCATAATTTAGTAGTAAACACTTATCGAATAGGTGGTTCATCTGCATCTTTGTGGGAAGGTGCTGGAATTATTAAAATAACTCAAATCTAATAATGATACAATCCATAGATACATACGAGGATTTATTTGATATGGGGAACGCTTTGATTCCTTTTTATAAAAAAATGCCTTACGCCAAAAAAAAACCAAACCCGGAAAGATTTGCGGAAGTTTGGGGGAACTTTGTAGAAAGCGGTGTAGGTAAAGTTATAGCACTAAAAGAAGATGATACAATAATAGGAGGCATAGGTTTACTTACTACTCCGGCTCTCGAAGATGGAGTTACTGTTACCCAAGAAGCATTTTGGTACATTGATGAAAGTAAACGAGGCAAAGGTTTAAGGTTATTTAAGGAAGCTGAAAAGTACGCACACTCGGTGGGATCAGAAAGATTTTATATGGTGCACTTAGAGCACTCTATGCCCCATAAGTTGAAAAAATTTTACGAAAAACTAGGTTTCAAAAAAATAGAAACTGGATACATTAAGGAAATATAATGGCAGCAGTAACATCAGCAGTAGCGGCAGTAGCAACCGCGGCATCAGCAGTAAAGGGAGCAAAAGAAGCTTCTAAGGCAAGAAAGGATGCAAAAAAGGCACAAGAAAAGTCTATAGCAATTCAAGAAGAAGCTATAGAATCCTTGAGAAGTCCTCAAGAAATCATAGATGATTTATTTGGTCCAGATGGTCTATTTACCGAAGATAGATTAAAGAACATTACTGAAACTGACCAAAGAGTTACGGATGCACTGCTTGAGTTGCAAAGATCCTATGGTCAAGATGTTGTGTACGGAGAAGGAGGAATCTTAGAAGCTGCTGAACAAGGTACAGAAAGAGCTCTAGAAAGAATTAAAGAACTAGGACCAGAGTTCCGATCCGCCCTAGAAGACCCTCGTATGGCTCAGCTAGTAGAGGATCAAATAGATCGATACAATAAATCTGCTGTAGACACTGAAACTAGATCCGCAGAAAGAGAAGAAGCCGCAGCTAATTTTGAAGCAGCAACGGTAGGTGCCATTGAAGGAGCACAAGCAGATTTAGACGCAATAAGAGGGGCTAGAACAGATAGCGCTCAACCATTCCTAGATACAATAAGCGGAATATCCGGAGAGGGTATTCGAGGTGTAGGTCTAGGTGGCTTGGGTGGAGCTGGTATCCGCGGAGTTGACACTTCTGGAGTTGGAGCTGTTGATACAAGCGGCTTAGGAGGCGCTAGTGTACGTGATGTAGACTTTAGTGGAGTTTCTGGATTTGACACTTCTTCTCTTAGGGATTTTGATTTATCTAATTTAAAAAATTTAAGCTTCGAGGATTTACAAAATTTGGACTTAACTCAAAGTTCTGGATTTCTAGGAGATATTCGAGGACTAACAGATATTGAAACAGCAGAAGCTGAAAGACTTACAGAAGCCGCTAGAGGTCCTCTTGGCTTTGAGTCAATTCGTAGAGCAGAACAAGCTGCACGAGCAGAAGGTGGTGCTTTAGGTAGACAACTAGATGCTTCATCAATAGCAAGAGCTGCATTAGGTAGAGAAGAAGCTGTTATGGCTCCCC